CCGCTGAAGGTATGGCCTAATGTCGTGGGATGAGCTCGACGCAATAACGGCTGACATACGGCCAGCAGAACAGCAGCGGGAAGACTTAGCCAGGCTTTGCCTGCGGGTGTTTGCCACCGAGGACGGCCAGAAGCTGCTGGCTTGGCTGCGTCAAATGTATGTGGATGTGCCTGTTGCCGTGCCAGGCACCGACCCATCGCACGCATTCTTTGCTGAAGGGCAGAGGACTGTCGTGCGAGAACTCATAGCACGGATCCATCAAGCGAGGAATTTATGACAGACACAACATCTGTCGAGCCCGGTCAATCCGGCCTACTCGACAGCGTTACAGTCGATGACCCCAACACCCCGGCGCAAGCCACCCAGGCAGTCGATATTGATCACCGGCCACCTGACCCCACCAAAGCGCCAGCAGAAGATCCGCTGGAGCGGCCAGACTACTGGCCTGAGAACTTCTGGAACAAAGACAGCAACGAGCCCGACCTGGAAGGCATTGCCAAGTCATGGCGCGACCTGAGAGCCAAGATCAGCAAAGGCGCTCACAACGCACCAGCTGATGGCAAGTATGACCTTGCCTCTTTTGGCGGCGAGGAGTTTGCTAACAATCCAATGGCAACGACACTTGCTGGCTGGGCAAAAGAGAATGGACTATCTCAAGCGCAGTTTGACGATCTAGCAACATCGTTGCGCAGCCAAGCGCAGGAGATGATGGCTGGCGAGATGGTTGACCCTGCCGAGGAAATGAAGAAGCTCGGCCCTAATGGCGGTGCCGTGGTCAACGGCATGGTCGATTGGGCTCGCGGCCTGGTCAACAAGGGCGTTTGGGGCAAGGACGATTTCGAGGAATTCAAAATCATGGGCGGCACGGCTCGCGGTTTGAATGCCTTGATGAAAATCCGCGAAGCCTATGAAGGACGCATCCCGATTGAGTCAGCGCCGCTTGAGGGTACGCCCAGCAAAGATGAACTTTATGCAATGGTGGCCGATCCCAAATACAATAGCGACCCAGCCTACCGGCAGAAGGTCGAGCGCATGTTCCGCACCTATGTAAAAGAGTAACCTTGCAGCCGCGACTTTGCCCCAGCCTGTGTGCTGGGGTTTTTTTATTGCTTTTTTCCAAAAAGCAAATACAATTGTGGTAAGGCCTACCGGTTTACCGACCCTTACTTGTGGCGAGATGCCACCGACCGGCTGACGTAATCAGCAAGCAAGGCCCGCATCAGCGGCTCACCGACGCGCAAAACCCTGATTAATTAACCGAACGAGGTCAACATGGCTATCTCTCTGAGCAATGCCTTTGTTACGCTGTTCGATGCTGAAGTTAAGCAAGCCTACCAGGGCAAAGCAATGCTGGTTGGTGCTGTGCGTCAGCGTCGTGGTGTAGAAGGCTCTACTGTACGTTTCCCTAAAGTCGGTCGCGGCGTGGCTACTGCCCGTGTAACGCAGACTGATGTAACCCCAATGAACGTAGGTTTCTCGAATGTCACCTGCACGCTGTCCGATTGGAACGCTGCAGAATATTCGGACATCTTCTCGCAGCAAAAGGTCAACTTCGACGAGCGCTCTGAGCTCGCCCAAGTGGTTGGCGCTGCAATTGGCCGTCGCCAGGATCAGCTGATCCTTGACGCACTGAACGGCGCTTCCGGCACCGGCACCGTGGCAAATTCAATTGGTGGCTCGAACACCAACATGAACATTTCCAAGCTGCGCGAAGCTGCGAAGATCCTGAACGCCAAGAACGTGCCATCTGATGGCCGTCACATCATCATCCACGCTAACTCGCTGGCAGCGATGCTCGAGCAGACTTCGGTCACCAGCTCGGACTTCAACACCGTGAAGGCGCTGGTTCAGGGCGAGATCAACCAGTACATGGGCTTCACGTTCCATGTCTTGGGTGACCGCTCGGAAGGTGGCCTGCCAATCGATGGTTCGTCGGATCGCACTCTGTTTGCTTTCCACAAAGACGCTATCGGCTACGCAGAAGGCATCGCTCCTCGCACCGAAATCAACTATGTTCCGGAAAAGACCAGCTGGCTGGTCAACGCATTATTCTCGGCTGGTTCGATTGCTATCGATGCAGAGGGTATCGTCAAAATCACTGCCCGCGATACTGCGGCTGCAGCTTAATAGGAGGGCTGAATCATGGCTTATGATGCAGCTGGCTTTACAGCCTACAGTGCCTCCAAGCGAGGCAACGCCCCGTCGATGTACGGCTACAAAACAGCCGATGCTATCGCGGATGTCAACACAGCGGGTTACTTCAACGCGCTGGCCAACACGCTCGAAGTGGGCGACGTTATCCACTGCGTGACTTCGACCGGCTCGACCGCCGTTGTCACTCTGGTGTATGTCGTTTCCAACGCAAGCGGCGTTGTTGACGTAACCGACGGCACCACGCTGTCGGCTACCGACGGCGATTAAGTCGTCATCATGTAGTATCAAGGGCTGGTTTCTGCGAGAGGCCAGCCCTTTCTTACATTAAGAGGTTGCAATGGCAGCAGGCGACACAGGTGTTTCGATTTGCTCTGACGCGCTGATTCTGCTGGGCGCGAAGGCAATCTCATCTTTTAACGACGGCACCGACGAGAGCTCGGTTTGCGACCGTCTATATCCAGACATCCGAGATTCGACCCTGATGATGCACCCTTGGTCATTCTCCATGAAGAAGATCCAGCTGGCGCGGCTGATTACTACGCCCACCAGCTATTGGAAATATGAATACCTTTTGCCTGGTGACCGGCTTGGCAACCCGCACTCGGTGCGCGATACCGCTGCAGTTGGCGGCTTCATTAGTGTCGATTGGGAAATCCACGGCGACAAGCTGCTGACGAATTTGGAGTCGGTCTATATCGACTACCAGTACCAGACACCAGAATATGCAATGCCGCAATACTTTGTGCAGTTGCTAAAGTACATGATTGCTTGGCACATCGCCGAGCCAATTACAGAACAGGGCGACAAGACACTGCGCTGGCGGCAGATTGCTGTTGGCGATCCAGCTGAAAATGGCCGCGGTGGATTCTTCCGGCAGGCTGCTGTGATTGATGGCAAGAATCAGCCGGTGCGCGTTATTGAAGATTACACCTTGGTTTCGGTGAGGAACTGATGGCCCGCTTCGTTGACTTCACAACGAACTTCTCTACGGGTGAGCTCGACCCGTTACTGCGTGCGCGGGTTGATCTGCAGCAGTATGGCAATGCGCTGGCCAAGGCGACCAATGTCCTGATCCAGCCGCAAGGTGGCCTGCGTCGCCGCCCAGGCTTAAAGCATATTTTGCAGTTGCCTAATACCAGCACAGAGTCTGCAGGCAATGGCGTGCGCTTGGTGCCGTTCTCATTTTCTGTTGATGATTCTTACATGCTGTGCTTTACGCATAACCGCATGTATGTGATCAAGAATGGCGCGGTACAGGCCAACATCAACGGCAGCGGAAACAACTACCTGACCACCACCATCGGCAGCAGCATTGTTGACGATATGTGCTGGACGCAGTCGGCTGACACGCTGATTGTGGTGCATCCCGACTTGCAGCCAGTGCGCATAACACGCACCAGCGACACGGCCTGGACGGCCACCACGATCACCTTTGACAGCATTCCTAAGTACGCATTCAACATTGATTTCCATACAAACAATGGATCAACGCTAACACCGTCTGCGGTATCGGGAAACATCACGCTGACAGCCTCTACAACGCACCACGACAGCGGCGCGGCACAGGCTGGCACCAGTACCACCATCACGCTGAAATCAACGGCCAGTGCGACCGATGACATCTATAACGGCATGTATGTCACGATCACCAGCGGCACAGGCGCTGGCCAGATCAGGATTATTGAGGATTATGTCGGCAGCACCAAGGTGGCAACGGTAACCCCGGCATGGACAACAACGCCAACTAGCGCAAGCAATTACTCAGTTACCACTTGGACAACAGAATCGGTCAACCAGTACGTCAATGCCAGCCCACAGGGTCGGGCAAGGATTACTAGGTACATATCGGCAACGGTGGTCGAGGCTGTTACTGAATACCCATTCTTTAACACCACGGCCATTGATGCTGGCCGCTGGGAGCTTGAGCACAATTACGAGGATGTCTGGTCGAGCACCAAAGGCTGGCCACGGTCGGTAACTTTCCATGAGGGTCGGCTGTATTTTGGCGGCAGTAAGTCGCGGCCATCGACCGTGTGGGGCAGCAAGATCGGGCTATTCTTTGACTTTGTGCCGTTTGAATCTTTGGATGATGATGCGGTCGAAGCGACGCTAGACACCAACGATCTGAACGTCATCACCGACATCATCAGCTCGCGTGACTTCCAAGTATTTACTACCGGCGGTGAATTCTTTGTGCCGCAGCAAGGTACTGATCCGATCACGCCGCTGACCTTCACGTTTAAGAACGTCAGCCGAAATGGCATTAAGCCTGGCACTCGGGTGCAGTCGGTTGAATCCGGCTCGGTCTACATCCAGCGCCAGGGCAAGTCGCTCAATGAGTTTCTCTTTAGCGACACCCAGCTGACCTACATTACTCAGCGGATCTCGCTGCTGTCTGGCCACCTGCTAAAGGGGCCGCAGCGCATTGCCTTGCGTCGGGCATCTAGTACAGAAGAGGCAGATCTGTTGCTAATGACCAACACTAACGATGGCAGCATGGCGGTCTTCTCCATCATGCGCAGCCAGCAGATTACGTCGCCGTCTGAGTACACCACCGACGGTGAG